TCTACATCTTCCAATGTATAATGTGCTCCAGATTGTTTAACTAAATCAAACTTTTTCATGATTTCTAACCAACCGCCAAAATTATCAATACCAGAATCATAATAGATATCGTAATTCACTTTGCGATGCGGAGGCCCCATACGATTCTTAACAACTTGAACTTCAGTTTTGCTTCCAACTACTTGTTCAACTCCATTGATTTTTGCTTTAATCATTCCGGTATTTTTCAATCGCAATCTAACCGATGCGTGAAACGGAATAGCTTTACCTCCGGAGGTTGTCCATGCATCGCCAAATGAAACACCTAATTTAGTTCTTAACTGATTTGTGAAAATCAAACATATGTTTTCTCTGGCAATCCAATTGGTAACTTTACGCATTGCTTTTGAAAGAATGATTGATTTACTAGTTGCATACCCATCTTTATCGTATTCTGCTGCCATTTCAATTTTTGTGGAAGCACCCATTACTGAATCTACTACAATCGTAACTAAACGATCTTTGTTAGATTTGCGTACTTGTTCTACAATCGTTTCTATGGTTTCGAAAATTTCTTCAATAGTTTCTAACGGAACATATAACATTGTTTTTAAATCAACGCCAATTGCTTGTAAAAACTCTGTGCTAGTAGCCGATTCCGTATCTATGTATACTGCTAATCCGCCTTTCTTTTGAGTTTCTGCTAATGCGTGTGATGCTAACAATGATTTTCCGGAAGCTTCTAATCCAGTAATTTCAGTTATCCGACCTACTGGGAAGCCTCCGTTCGGCCGGTTTGATATTGCTAAATCGAGTGAATCGCAACCCGTCGAAATCCAATCTTTGACATTGCTAGGTGCATCGTCATCGCCATCCAAGAAGAATGCAGTTTTTAATGCTTGACCTTTAAATTGCTTGTTAATGCTATCTGCCAAGGTGTTTGCTAACGCATCTTCCAGTTCTAGTTTGCTTTTACTCTTTGCCATCTATAACTCCTTAATTGAAAAGATCATTGAATGCTGATGCTACGTCATCAACTTTACCTGCTACTGGCTTTGATGCTTTTGCAGGAGCCGCTGCTGGTGCTTCTTCCTCTTCTGTTGAAGCTACATCTGAATCTGCATTTTCTGGATTCATCCATTCGGTTAATGCTGCTTCTAATTCATCATAAGTTGGCTCAGGAAACAAATCAGTAATTTCTGGCTGATTCATGATTTTCTCAGCAATTGTTTTGTCTTCTGTTGCTGGTTGAGTGTTAGGTTTAACACGAATAGCAGTTTTAGGATATGCTCCTCCTTCTGCTGGAGTAAATTCTACATCAATATCACGTCCATTCATTAGATCCGTAATATCTCCGTAATCTGGATCAGAAATAATAGAAAGAAGTTCTGTGTAAATTGTTTTACCAAATCCCCAAAACTTAACTCCTTCAGATTCTTTACCTCGGATAATTATTGGAACATATGTTCTCATTTTTGGTTCGATTTTACGACCCATTAGCCATTCATCTTTATCGCCAGTTTTCTTTAATTTATCGGAAAATTCTACGATAGGATCTGCATTTCCAAATGTGATTGGAGACAACATGGATTTCTTGCCGATTTCATAATGGAAATACAATTCTAGAAATGGATTGTCTTTGCGATGAACGTATGGAACGATTCGAATACGTGTCTTACCTGCTTCAGGTTTCCACAAATTTTGTTTTTTGTCATCAGCCTTATTCAACTGATTTAATTTTGCTTTAATAGCGTCTAAATTTAAAGCCATTAGTTAACTCCTTTTAAATGGTTAATAAAATATAAAATATTAATTACAATATAAGCAATTAATTCGTTAATTCAAAGTAAATAGTTAATTTATTTTAATATAAATATCACCAAGTTAATTTCTTGAAGAAAATTAAACTGATAATTCGATATCCAGATTCATCTGTAAGTATAAAAGAATTTTGATAACGCGTCCAATCTAATTGATAGGTTTTATCTAATATTCCGTTGTTTACTTGTCGTATAACTTCATTGAGTGCATTAACCGTATACAAAGTATTTGTTTCTTTTTTACGATGTATGCTTATTGTGTTTTGTCCTCGCCTTACAGTTTCATGTGCATTATACGTACAATACAAATTATCTGATACGTCGTTGTTTGAAAATACGAATATTCGTCTTTCTGGAATTTCATAGTTTGTTTGTATGTATTCAGTTATAATATTTAAGTCTGATTTATGTGCAAATGTGCAAAGTAGTTGTGTTTTCAATCTTCTTCATCCTTACGTTTGTTGTTGTATAAATTCATATTTCGGATATGCTGATTTTAATCCAAATACCCACATTCCTTGAGATAGTCCTATGATTGCCCAATCGTTTGCATTAGTTACTATTGGAATTCCTGGATTGTTAATATCATATGCAACTAATCCTAAAATTCCTTCGAAGAATCTATTTTTTGTAAAATTCAATAATTGTATCATGTAATTTGGATTTTTAACTAAATCATTGTGTTTTAATTTATTGAACCAAATTGCAGCGTTATTCGTTTCATTATTAATTTGTTGTCCTATCTTAACATTAACATCAATTTGATCTGCCGAGCTTCGTTGTATTTTATCAAAATCTTCAGCTGTTATCCAATATGATAATGTTTGACTTCCAGTTTTTATCGTTAATCTAGTATCTTTTATATCCGTATCTAAATCAGATTTCCATAGAATATCATGAATTAGTTCCCATCCTTTGTGCATTTGAGACCATCCACTTTTGTAACTTATTTCCGTGCTAGCAACATTATCCATTAATGGAACAAATATTCTTTCTAATACTTGAATCAAATCATTTAGTTGTTTCCAAGAATGTGGGTCTACTAAATCTTTTAATTCCTCAAATGAATCTCCCATATCTACTAATGGTTTTACAATATCATTAAAGAAATTAACTGTTTGTGTTAGTAAGTCACCATCAATTGGCATTCCGGATTTTGCTGGACGAAATGTTTTTCCTTCTGGTGCTTTTCCTAATTCTCCAGATTTAGTTAATTTTGGTAATTTACCAACTTCCTTAACTTCCCATTCGCCACCCGGCATTATAATATCATGAGATGCCGTACCTCCAGGTTGCGAATCTTTTACAGCTAATAGTATTTGAATTTCTCCCTTACCCATACCGGCTGCCGATTTGCCGCTAGGTAAAATATCATAAAATTTAGTAAATGATTTATAGCCGCCGGCCATATATGAATCTATAGTATGTTGGCGATAATTTTTTTCAAATTCTTGTTTTTCTGCTGGAGATAAATCTTCATAACGATCTTGTATTTGTTGTGTTAAATCATTAGATAAATTTAATTGAGAAAATTCCAATTGTTCCGTTATCACGCCTTGAGCTCGATTTGCTATAACGCGGGCTTCTAATGGCGTTAAATCAGTCATTTCTAAAATAACATGATATAACACCTCATAATCTTTTGAACGCGTTGGATATCCTTTCGGTAATCTATAACTCCATTCTGTTAAAATTGAATCTATAGTCATATTGTGATAGTATTCATTTTACTATAAATATTGCCAACGGATACTTTAACCGGAAAGTTACCTTGTTGCAATATGTTTTTAATTTTAGTTAATATTTCTTTAGCCTCCGTTACTGGCACATCGAATAGCACAGAGTCATATGTATATAAAATCATTTTAGTTTCATGACCGTTTAACATTGCTAGACATTGTCGTAATTTTTGCACAGATACTTCGGTTTCTACTGCTTGCAAATAGTAATTAAACAATTTGTTTGCTGTCATGTTTTGCACAGCATCTTTGCATATCTTTCTACGAGTTATTGGAGTTTCTATACATCCCGTGCTTTTCCATGTTGCCCATAATTTATATACATAATCATTTACTTCTTGAAAAAATGGAATCGATAAAAATTCTCGATCAATACCTCCGTACAACAAACGAAACGTTATGGATTTGCTTTCATTGCGTTGTTCGTCTGTTAATTCGGTTTCTCCAAAATAATACTGACCTAAATAATCATGCACGGAAGTTACTGGCAATTCATATCCAATTATCCGTGCGATAAGTCTAACATGATATGAATCAAAATCCATTTCTACCAAAGCTCCTTGATCAAATCTACTACAAAATGCACTTCTAGTTCCATCTTCTTTGTTCATTGCTGCAAAATTGAATCCTCGATATGCGTTGCTAGGACGTCCCGTAGTTGTATGATAATTGTATTGTGAATAAACTTTGCTATCTTGTATTAATTCTGGCATACGAAATGTTTCATCAACATGTAATCCGTTTTGTTCTATACCAGCAAATACTTCCGGATACGTTGCATTGAACATTTTATATGAATCCGATAATTCCGCATTGATGCACATTGGCCAAGCATATTTTCTTATTTTTTGACACATTGCCAAATGTTGTTGCAATGGCACAATTGTATTGATGTGTGGCAATGCTTGATGTCTGCGCCAATAAAATGTATGTGCCGGTGTAGGATAATGTGTTTCGTCATACGCTTCGTTGTATGTATACCACCATAAAGTCTTAACATCCCATACATTGGCATTTCCTCCCAATTGAAGCCAGGTCTTTTTGTCATGAACAAAGATATTCTCTAATTCTAGAAACTTTGTTACATGTTTAGCAAAGCCTCTAATTTGTTCCGTATGGCGTATTGGTATTAATCTTTCTACATCTTGTTCCGTATAAATATAAATTGCACATAATGAATTTGTAACTGGATGCGAAGTTGGACTACATAATATCGGTACTAGCAATGCACGTTTGTCAATTATGCATTGTATTATAGAATCGATTTCATCTTCATGATCCAGTATCATACATTAAATATATGAATTTTTTTTCAATAAAACAAATTATCTTTGATTTATATCTACTGGAATTTTAAATGTATTGTCCGAATAGTATTGCAATGGATCCGTTAATATGATATCAATACCGGGTAAAAAACGTTGAGCATATGCAATTTGTTCTGTGTTTTTTGTTCGTACGCCTTTAATCATAACTATGCCTTGTTTTTCATCATTAACTGGTCCGGATACGTACCATCTAATTTCAACTCCAAAATATGAATTAGGATCAATGCGTCCGTTCTGCCAAGCTTTAAATTGCAATGCATCAATTTCGATAAACAATAATTCATTGATTTTCTTTAAAAAATAACGAGATACATATCCAGCTTTTCTGTCAGCTTGAGATACGTTAATTAATACGGGTGTTGGTTGTAAAAAATTAGTTTTTAAATTTCTTTTTAAATCTGCATATGGAGTATCTTTGTTAATTTTTCTAATCAACGGTTTTAATTTTTTAGATAGCCTAGGATCCCAATTGGCTTCTGTATAAATTTCATTGGTTAAATAACGATGATACATGCCACGATATTCCTTACCATCTTCAGTTTCGAATTCACCTCCGCTTGTATACAAGTTGGCGATTATTTCATCTGGCATATAAAAAGTTCTGATTCTCATGTTATTCTATGTTTGGTCTCATTATGCATCTTACTTCAGTTTCCCACTGACCATCGCCGGTTACGGTATGTGTTACACCTATTATACTAAACACCGTATTAACACGATAACGTAATGGCAATGCATCAAATGTTAAAATATCACCATATCGTAAACCATTAATACCATCAATTTTAAACGTAGCATCAAACGGAAATATAGGTGCTGTTAATTGTTGCGAATCTCGTAAACTAGGAGTCGGGTGTTTTAAATATTCAGTTAAATCTTTGTACAAAGCTTTTGTAAATTCCGTTTGTGTTGGCGATAAACTTAATTGCGTTCTGGTGTTTCTTAATTGAGTAATAATTATTTCGTGTTGTTCTCGATATTTTTTTATAGCAGCGTTTAATGCAGTTACATCGTTATTATTATACATGTAATTCATGTACGGTGCTATATCTTGTTCAGTAACTTCATCTCCTTGATTTAAAACATACGATAAATTTTTAGCACTTTCTGGCAATTTGGCTGAAAATGTAAAACTTTTAACTATGGTACCATTAGGATGATTTGCTAGCATTGGCACCGAATATGGTAATTTTGTTTCTCGTTTTATGGTTGAATCTACAGATTTTATATATTTAATATCAGAAAAAATTAGTTTAGATTCATCTGTAGGTAGCGTTACAAGTTTCATTTGTATAGATCTTCCGCTAGCATAATCAATTCTATCACTAATAGCTGCAAAAAAGCTTTTTACAGTAAAATTTTTTGTATTGTTTGCAGATAAAAAATTCAAAGTTGTTTGTATGAATTCTAAATTAATGAATATACGAGATGGATATAATACAGTTGTATCTCCCGTTACGACTCGATATCCACCAGGCCATATCTTTGTATAACCTTGCGTATTTAAAATCTTATTTTTATCAATAGCGTTATTATAATAAGCTAAATTTCCGTATTGATTTATTTCTGAATTTTCAATCGTAACATCAGATGCAGTTTCTGGCAAAAACAATATTTCATCAGGAATGCATGATACTAGTTCTGGTAAATAATTGCTTAAACATAAAATATCGTCGCACATAATTTTAGAAAAACTTACAGAACCAGCTACTTTGCTTACAATATACGTATTTACTATTTCCGTTAACGCCCCTAATGTAATATATCTGTTATAAAAAGTACTAGGATTTGTTTCATCGACGTTGCTAGAACTAATATTAGTTAATAACGTATTAGATGCAGTATATTGAGTTTGCAATCTAGTTAAATCTATAGATGCAGTTGGATAATCTTTCGATCCGGATGGTTTAGCTAAAAGTCCGTTTAAATAATCAATTTGTGTTTGTAATTCTTTTAATTCGGTAGTACGTTCAGTTGCATATGAATTATATTCATCATCATTAATTAATGCATCGTATGGTTCTCCATACAATACAAAATGATCCGTTGCTGCAGCGTTTCCTACATCGGTCGATGTTATCGTGCTAGGTATATTCAATGATACTAATCCAGTACCGGTACTTGCGTTTGGTATCTTTGCTAAAGAATCAGTAACTATAGTGTCTAATACATCGTAAAGTTGTGCATTTGGTTTTGTAGCTAGTTTAGCTGCGTCATCTTCTGAAATTAATGTTGCAGGTACATTGTTATCAACATAATCATATGGATTTGTTTTAACTTCCGTATCTGTTTTTGGTAACAACATGCTTATATCAGTATATACATTGCTAGTTCCAGTTAAATTCAAAGTAGCATCAACTTGCATATGTTCATTATATGAAAAATCAAAAGAAGTAATCAATCCTTCGAACGTATATTTGTTCATGTAACTTATTTGATTATAAATAGTGTCAATGTCCCATGTAGGATATCGTTCTTTAAGTTTATCTTCGTTAGGCAATGTATTTTTAGTTAATTTACCTCCGGTAGAATTTATTGTTAACAATGCAGAATCTGGATGAGCAATTTCTATGCGTACAAAACGACCGGGACGAAACCAAGTTTTTTCTACTCCTTCTAAATCTCGTGCCGGATTTGGTATGGATATTTGAACTGTAGCTTTGTTTAATAGTCCCATTGAATGATCGCCAACCGTAACGCTTAATTGTGTTAATATAGGACCAACTCTTCTTGTGGTATCTAGATAATCATCAGATGATACTAAATTTGCTACATCTCCATTTGCATCGGTAGTAAATGAAATTGAAGTTGTATTATATTTAGCAGTAGTTAAAAATCCATCAGAATCGCTTGGTAAATAACGTCCACTACGTACCGTTTCGCCGCCTAATACGCCATATTCAGAAACAACAGCCGTTGTACTATCATTTCCAGTATATGCAGTTATTCGAGCATTAGCAATTTTACCTAACATGAAGTTTAATGCAGCAGTTGATCGGTCCGATTTACCAGCACGACCTCGAGCATTTAGTTCTTCAACTAAATTTTTATCAACTTCATCATAAAATATGTTACTCATCTATCAATGTTTATATCGTTTAAAAACTGTTGTACTCGGTTAGCAGCCGGTATTCTTAATCTGGTATTAATTGGTACTACTAATGTTCCTTTCAACGTTGGATTTGCTGCAGCAATAACCGGCCATGCTGTTGCATCTCCGTAAAATTTCTGAGCCAATTTATCTAAACGTTCTATGCTAGTAGTTCGTATTAAAATATCAGATGTTGTTGCGGTAACTGCAGGAAATATTGAAGTTGTTAGTCTTAACTTTTCCGTATCAGTTGGCTTTGTTACGTTTGAATTTGAATATCTGTTCATAGTATACTATTATGGTAAAAGAAATGGTCCATTAAATGTTGGTGTTTGTTCTTCAGCAGGTTGAGGCTGCGGCCCAATTAATGATTCTGCTTGGTTAGTATTTAATTCTGTAGTAGTAGTTGGTGACTCTTGTCTCGATTTGCCACGTATTCTTTCACTACGTCTAGGTATCGGAATTGCATCACTGTTATCATTGAAATCGCTTAACCAGTTATCATTTCCTCGTAATGGTTTCGCATTAGTTTCATCGTATTGTTTAGCCAATGAATAGAAACGGCCTCCATGTTGTGGCAATTCGTTACCAATATATGTAAATTGACAACTTACCGATACTTTATGTGGAACTTGCATCATTTCTGGGTCATCTTCTATGTTAATTTCCCAAGTTGTATCGCCATCTACCAATGTATAAGATAAACTAGTTAACACAACTGGTTGTTGTCTAAATAAATCTCCAATTGTTATACGCATCCATGGTGCGCCTAATGAAAAATCATTGTTGTATATTGGTGCTGTATAACCAGCAAGTGCGTTTAATTTTCGCCAAATTGGTTTTAATTCATCTCGATCTGTTGCATAAACTATGAAATCTAAACTTACGTCTCTAGAATATCCTCCATAATGTTGATTTGCATCGGCCCGGCCTAACATGGTAACTGGTGACCAATTGGCAGCAAATGAATCCGATAAACTACCGATTGTGGCTCTAAATACAATGATATCATCTTCTACGATACCTTTATTTTTTGGCAAAATTGATGGACCAGTAAGATAAAATTTTATAAAATCCTGAGTTTTACTTTCTTTTGAAATTACTAATTGCGGATTCCATAAATATGCATTTTTTTGTTCTCGTTTACCAAAATCTATAACGTTGACACGATCTCCACGAAATGGTACATATTTTTCTGGTGCGTTTGCTTTTAATGGTGCCCATTTTCCTCGAGTAGTTTCGACGCCATCCGTAGCAGGATTTACGGCCCAACGTGTTGCAACGTGACTTCTCAAAGTAAAATCATTTCGTATTGCATATGGATCATCTTGACTACCCCATCCAAATCCAGTTGGTCCAGCACCATTTAAATTGAATACAGCATATGCCCCTCCATATGGATTTGCAGTTGCTGCAGCATACACTGCAGTACGTCCGTTACGACTTCGAAGAGCTGCGGCAGCTCCATCTAATCTTATTAATGTTGCGGCAGTAGCATTTCCAAATACACGTCGTTGACGAAAATCAGCATATTTAACGCCTGGCAATGGTTTTAACTGTTGAAGTTCTAAAGTTGCATATCGATTACTTATAGAAGATACATTAGACAATGACAACAATTGTTGGCCAGATTGTGCAACTTGTGGAATGCCAACTATCCCTGCTGCTATGCCAACACCAAAATTTGCAGCATTTGCAACTATTGTAGATAATGTTATATTGGTAGCTTCGGTAGGTAGTGATTTCCACATAGAACCATTATTATCATTTACTATAAATTTATATGCATCAGTAGGTCGATATGTTACGGTTTCTGAAGTAAATGGTACATTAAATGTATAAGTAAACGGCGATACTGTTGCAAAATTAGTAGAAGATAAAGTAGGATTACCTTGATAAGTAGGATACGCAGTTGACTGAGGTTTAAATTGTAAACTAGTAAGTCGACCTGCTGTTGGATTAGTATAAATAACATCCGGAAGTATGTTGAATGGCGCAACAAATTGCGACGGATTCGACAATGTCGGATTTGCTAAAATCCCTAAATCAATTGAAAAATTTGGTTTAGCCATTACTTCCTTTAATATATCGGCGTATTAATGCCTCGTTCTTGAAATAGACCTGCACGTAATGCAGCGGTTTGTCTTTCTATTGCAGCAACTATCATTATTGCAGAATTTTGAGACATTCCGCCGCCGCCAGATAAATTAGTACCAGCTACAATTGTATCGTTATCCTTGAATGCAATTGGAGCTTGCAACGTGTCTTCCGGAAATGACAAAATTCTACTACCATATCCAGCTGGAATAACTGCATCTTTTACAGCAGCCATCTCTGGAGTAGTAGATGTTATAAACAGATCTTTTACTGAAGCTACGGTTATAGTTTTTAATAAATCTATTGTAGTTATCGTCGATCCTATAGTTTTTAATACGCTATCGGTCATATCTATCAAAGCGGTTTTCATTGGTCCTTTAACTATTTCGCCTAAACTCGATTGTACTTGAGCAACGGCTCCAACTTGACCCGATTTTAATAAAGCAGTATTTTCAGCAATAACCGTTAATTCTTCTACCATTTTTTCATCAGTAGTTCGCGTATCACTTAATTCGACTATTTCTTTGAATGTATCTTCTGTTATAGCACCGCTAGCAACCATAGCTTCTGCAGCTTTTTTTAAAGGAGCTCCTTCTAAATCAAATAATACTTCTGCTTTGGATTCTGTTAGTAATTTTTTCTTTTGCAATGCACGAGCCAACGATGCTTCATCCATTCCTAGCAATTGAGACATTTGTTTACGTGCAAACAAATTGTTTTCTAAAACTTCTCCTTCTTGTTCTAATATTTGATTCAATATATTTGCTTGATCGGCAGCATCTCCTTTTATAGTAGCTTCTCGATATGCATTAGTTAAACTTTTTCCGGATTCGTCAACTAAACGTTTTCCTGATAATAATTGATATTCTAATTCAGATCCGATACTAGATTCAATTTCTAATAATGATTCTCCTGCACTAGTTATTTGATCCATGGTTAAACCTAAACTTTTAGCACGAAGCGTTGCTAATGCTAAGTTGTTAGGAATTTTACCGTATTGCAATTGTAAATCTTCCGTAGTTTCGGATAATCCTTCGGTTATCATTTTAAAATAACCCATTCCTCCACTTGGATCCAAAAAATCAGCTAGCTGTTTAGTACTCTGTAACATTGCCGCAGCATTTTTTCCGTTTTGCGTAGCTAATCCGGTATATGAAGTTGCTTGTGCATCAGATAAACCTAAATTAGTAGTTAATACGCGTTGTACGCCCATTAATCCATCTAAATAATCTTGATTTTTAACGTTGATTTGATCTAATGTAGGAGCAATACTTTTTACTGCCATGGCATATTTTTGTGCTTCTTTTCCAGCATATCCAAATTTGGTGGCAATTTTTTGTATGTTTTCTGATAATTTTGCAGCAATTATCGAATTGGTTCCAAATGCTTTTTGTAAATCTTTGTTTCTTAATTCTAAGTATAATGATGCTTTTGCTGCAGCTTCAAAATTTGAAATTAATTTTTGATTTACTGCTTGTTGTCGTTCAAAACCTCGAACTAAATTATTTGAAGATTCATCTAAAGCTTTATATGCAAATTCCAATTGTGTAACTGCTACACTCGCTTCGGCAGCAACACTACCAATCGACATTAAATCATCTAGCAATCCGCGACCATGACGAGGTTGCTGTTTAAGACGATGTATTTTGCTGCGTTCAATCATTTACTTCTTTTCATATAAATATTTACGCTTTAGGTTTTTTGGTTTTGTTTTTAACTGCAGATTCGGCTGCATCGATTCTAGTTTTAACAATATCATTTACTCGTTTTGTCCAATGACGTCTAATATGCACTGGCATATTGTATATAGTATCCCAATCCCATCGACCTTCTCCGTGCCAAAGTAAATTGAATATGTTATCATGTAAATCTACACGATGTTCTGGTTTAAAACCAAAAAAGTTCTGGTCCAATTGGAAACAATGATTTGAAGGTGTCTCCATTATCACCTTCGAACTCAATTTCTAAATCTATACCCGGTGTATTATCTGCAACATACGTTCTAAATTTTTTCGCATCAAATGAAAGAAAACTATATCGTATGAAATCTTTGATATCTTCAGTTTTTCTAGAATTATTTACTTGAGTTATAGTTTTTGCTAAAAATTCCGATACGGAATCTGACATTACATCATCAGATGTAAATTTGAATTTTATATTGTATTCATCATTAACTTTGTAATCAAATTCTCCATTTGCGTCCGGCGTTAATTCGAAATCTTTGATTTTTAATTTTGTTAAATCTATGACTCTTTCATATGATTTTTTAGTTTTTGAATTAGTTACAGTAACCGGATATTCTGATCCATATGCTATGATACGTGCATTAATAATTAACCCAAATCTATCTACTGTAGAAATATCTTTGATATCAACTAGCGTTAATATGATAGATTCTAACAACTTATCAAATACAACTCCATTTTGTCGATAAGATACGTTGGTTAGTATATCTTCATCATATGCTGTCATGTAACGCATTTCAACAGAACCGGCACGAAGTACGTGATTTTCCGGATATATCAATCCTTTACTAGATAACGGAACAATTACAGAAGGAAGTTTGCTACGTTTTTCATTTTCATACTGCGTTTTTGCTAACGTAACAATGTCTTGATTGCTAAGTCGATCGGTCATTTTACTCATTTTTTTATCCTTATAACTTTATTATAAATATTGCGAACATAAAAAATGGGAGCAAAATACTCCCATTAACTTGTATTAAAATTTTATTAGAAATTCAAGAATGCCCAATCATATCTCAATGTTAATTCAATAGTAACAACGTCTTCCGTGCTCCAATCCAAACTACCAAAATTGCTATCTGTAATATATGTTCCGTGCAATATCCATTCTTCAATAATTTCGCCTAATGGAGACAATTGACGAAGTTTAACTTCTTTTTTGTAAAATGAAGAATATCCATCTCTACCAGTAGCAGATTCGTGATGAAGTCTAATCCATTCCATTACTGATTGTGCTGCAGACGGAACAATTGGATCATATAATGATATAGCCAATGTACTCCAAACTGTTTTTCCTTTTACGTAACGTTGAACGTTGATATGATCCAAAGTAATTTCGCCATTTGCTACTGATGGTTTAGCTGCGGATTTTATTAAATATGCAGGAATTCCGTCAATTGCCATGATGAATTGATGTTGTTTTTTCGGTTCCCAAGAATAAGCTCTGTTCCAGAAATCTACTTCATTGCCGAAATCGGTTAAGTTATTATTTACTTGATCTTGTAATGCCATTTTTTTATCCTCGCTATTTTCTTATAAATATCGGCAACGTAAAAAAGGTAGAACCGAAGTCCTACCTTTCTTGTTTCATTGCAATTCACTATTCAGGAAAAGATGCTCCCGTAGGTTGAATATTGAAATCTAAGATGATAAATTCTGCCGTACGAGTCGGTTGAAGGAATATTTGTCCGTATAAAATATTCTGATCAATCAAGTCCGGAGTGTTATTTGTTGAATCCATTACTACTCGGAACGCATACAAGCCTTGTTGTGCACGTACTGATTCTAAATATGGATTAACGATTTGAGTGAATCGGTCTCTTGTTGCAACAACGTTTTGTTCAAATACCAAATAACGAGTTGAAGATGCAATAAACTTCTTAACCGTAATTAACAAACGACGTACATTTACTCGGTCTAATGCACTTGGACGAGCCTGCAGTGTCTTTTGACCCCAAATAACTACACCATCGTTAGGGAAGTTGGCAATAGGGTTAATACGTGCTTCATACAATGTGTTTCTATCAGCTTGAGATAAATTTTGATAAGTATCAATAACCGATGTCAAACCTCCACGATTTAAACCAGCTGGCGCATACCATGGTGCAGCAACTGAATCATTGAATGATAATGCTCCTGGCACAACAACACTTGGCGGAACCCAAAGTGGAACATTGTTAGATGGATTAACAATTTTAACCCATGGCCAATAAGTTGCAGTGTAATTGTTATCTAAAGTTGTAATTTCCGTTACTACTGTTGGTATAGAATCTGACAATGCATTAGAATCCATAACATAGAACGCATCTTGACGATTGGTTACAAGATTTCTTGCTAACGATGTTACTGCACTATGTTTGCTTTGCAATATACCTGGAGTTATCAACATGTTCATATCATAATAATCTGTGTTGCTTAACAAAGTAAATGCTTTATTATATGCTTTAGTACCAGTAGAAGTAGTAGTTGAACAATCAAATCCAAACGTATTAGTATTTGTTATGTTCGTTCCAGAAAATTTAGGTAAATTAGGACGTGCTCCATCAAAACCTCCTTGGAATGGTACGATAAATTTACGTGTGCTTGTTGCAACGACACTTGTAAAATAACTAGATCCAGAAGTTAATGCAGTTTCAATGCTACCAGAATATGGAGAAGTTATTGTCGGGAATGCCGCTTCTGCATCTTGATTAACATTTCCAAGATAGAAATCCGAATTGCTTCCTGTTACAGAACCGCTTGATGGGGTTGGTGCTAAATAATTCAAGTTGTTATTCGCAGTAAAATCAAATCCTAAATAGTTATTTGAATTATATGCGGTTTGTACTTGAGTTGTTTTGTAAGTAGCAGCAGTTAAATTCAATGAACCAGATGCCATTGGCATTGGTGAATTTAGTGCACGGAATCCAAACGGAATCAATGTTTTGTCGTTGGTTTTATTTGCTACTGCTTCCGTTACTTCTACGCGTACGTATTTAGATGCATTAGGATAATCTCCGTTAACAACAATATTACCAGCATCAGTTACGGTTTGATAACGATTACCAATTCTTCTTGCAATATAATTTGGAGAATCTGGATCTAAGTTTACATTTAAATAAGTTTCAATGATATCAGGTGCTTGATCCGTGTCTTGAGACGTATACGGTGAATTTGCAATGTTAGCAGTATTTACTCGCCTTACTTCTACGGTAAATGTACCAAATCCATTAGGATCTGACGTTTCTGAACTAGTTCTTACATCACGAATACCAACTTTTACTTCATAATTTACAGATGAACCATGTGATATAGTATGAAATTTAAATAAATTTTTAGTAGTAGTACCAATTTTTTGTGAAGTAACCCATGGGGTTGCTGCTGTTGAATAATCAGTTAAAAATTCATAATTAGAAAGTTTAGCTAATTCTACAGTAACGTCGGCTAAGTTAGAAAACAAACCAGTTGCTGCTGCGTTTTCATATTGTACATATACTGGATAATCTACTGATTTTGGAGATTTTCCAAAGATCTTTGTGATGTAGTTGTTTACGCTAGAATTAATTGATGCTGATAATGGAGAACCATTACCTGCTAAAAATGCGGAAAATCCAGGTACGGTTTGTGTTGCAAATGAACCAGATACGGTTATAACAAAACTACCTGATGATAAATTTGTTAATGTAGATGATTCAAACACATTGTTACCAGCACCGTTGGTAGATACTGGTTGAGTTGGATGCAACAAGTGAGTTACTACTTGAACGGATCCTGATTTTGCAATAACGGCTAATGCGCCATTTACTAAAGAATAACCATCTTCATATAAAAGACGAGTTACTGTCATTACGTTTCCACTTCTCAAGTATTCTTCAACGGTATGAGGTACATACGAATCTGTTGTGTATGAACCAAATATTTGTTGGAATTCTGAGAAAGAAGATACTTTTGTCGGAATCAATGCTGGACCTTTTACTGTTGGTCCAACTATTGCGGCTCCGATTTGCCCGATTGCTTGAGGTAAAAACGATTGATCAACTTCGTTCGTAAACACCCCAGCAGATACGATTCTTTCTGCCATTAAATTACTCCTATGATTTGTTTATTATATATATGATATGATATCTACTGACCGGATGGAGTAAATGTTCCGTTGGCTATATTTATTTCACCATCGCCGTAACGTTCTTTGAGCTTTTCCAACAATTCGGATTCTTGTTCTCGCATTTCGTCAAATTGACGCATCAATTCTTCATGTTGTGCATCCAATTGTTCTGATTGTCGTTTAATTAAAGTTCGTTCTATAGAAACATTGCCTAACCATGATGCATTTTGTGCGAAACGTTCTCTTAAGCTTTGAATTGCATCTAAATGTTCTTTATCTAATTTTCTTGTCATATACGTAACCTTTTCTTGATATTATATGAAGAAATAGATTAGAATCAAACCAAATCTATGCTAACGTTAAATCCATATGATTCGAAATGGTATTTTGCAAGTTCATGTGCAGCAGCTAAATCTTGAGTTTGTGTTAATGGATCTATATCTGCTATTAAATTTGAATTAGGCAAATCCGTAGGTAATGGATTATTGGCAATGTAATTTGCATGATCTGCATACGTATGAAATGCGATTTCCATCGTCACGCCATTTGGCTGGCAATTAAACTCTAATCGACTATATACACTTGCAAGTTCGGTTGCTGTGCCTTGTATTCTTATCAAATTATTTGTAGTGCTAGATATAATAAGTGCCATACGTTAAACCCAAGAATATACCAATTGAATGTTGTATGCGATTACTCCTGCAGTTGCTACAGTACCGATATGTTTAACACATAGTTGAACATATTGTCCTGGATCTACATATATAGGTAAATCAAACATCGACACGCATCCACCTGGTTGAGACACCATGGTGTTTGCTGCTTGTGCTGATGTTACTGCTTGTGTAAGCTCCGGTAGCAATACAATACGTCGTGCTTTTGCTCCAGAACCTTCTGCGGTAGTTAAGTTGACTGCGGTTCCTCCAAATGCTAAGGTGAATGTGCTATTAAATCCACCACCGGTTAATGCTGACTGGATAAAAGCTGACATCTTAACTCCAATAATTCTCAAACGCTTTCCTTGGATTGAAATAGTACCAGCTGGTACCAAGTACGACATTAGAATACCATCGGTGTTAGCTGCTAAACCTGAAGTGAATGTTTCCCAAGCTTGGCCACCTAGACCAGCTACTAGGTTGGCAGTCAATGCTGTGTTGGATGGTACTGCGGCAGTAGGGTTGGTGTTGTTAACATATGTTGCTAAAGATCCCATTGTACCACCACTTAAACCTTGATATGATCCAAGCATTGCGTTTCCTAACTCAGAAAGCTCTCGTGACAAGTTAACACCGCCTAGAGATATGTTGTAGTTGTTCAATGTAAACTGCATCGCTGCACCTGCAGTTGAAGTATGACCATGTCGTATTGCCATTGGTAGAGTTGCGGACATGCATGGTTGTCCTTGACCGTTTGGAGTTTCGATTGAGCCATGTAATACGCCATCCACCCAGAATTGTACGGATCGTTGATTGATTGCTACGATGAATTGGTACTTGTGGTTTAACTCAAATGTAAAATCAAATATCGATGTAGTAGTTTCTACTGTGTTGTAATTGACAACACCTTGTAGGCCTGCAGATGTTAAACGGAAAAATATACCATCAGTTGGATCGAATGGTTGAGTACCTCCTTTACGGAACATACCCCAATCAACTATAGCATTTGTTGGACATTGTGCATTAATTGAAGCTTCAAACTCAGCAAATAATATATTAGCACCAAATATAGGAAACTCGGCATATGTTTGTACGGTTGCACCGCCGGCCGTTGTTACGTTACCGCCATTCGTGATCATACCGTTAGTATTCCAAGTTGCAGTTACTGTAGTCGTTTGATAGTTATGTTTACCGGTGTTTTGTGCAGCATAGTTAAATGTTTCGGTATCCATCATATTATCAATAGCCGCACGTAGACGATAATCTTCATCTGTTTCCGGAGACAATAAAGCTGGTGTACCGGTTTGCGTTCCCGCATCATTTTCTGAGAAGAATCTTATGCCTCCCACGTTTTGAGGGGAGTTTGCTGCATCAGTTTCTGTTATAACTTTAAGTTGATTGCTACCAGTTACTTCTGCTACCGTACCTGAAGTGTTACCTTCTATTCTAATACCTGCCATGTTTTATTCTTTTATTAATTGTTATTTATTGTATATCTTACTTTGAATGTACCATCTAATCTTAATTGCGATAAAGCAACAATATCAAATGACGTGTTATTAATTATGTTGTCTGGCATAACCGTTCCGTACAATGAAAATATTTGATGTTCCATTGCATTGTGATCTGCCGATGCCGTACTCATTATATAAATATGTATGTTGGAGTTATTCGTTACAAATGGAGTTGAAATTGTTGTGGTTGCATAATTGCTACCCGGTGCTGCTCCAAAGTTAATAGTTGCTTCGCCTTTTATGATGCTAGATACAGTTCCGTATAACGATCCCGTAATTGCAAGTCCTGTTGGGGTTGATTCAATTGTGGTTTGAATACTGCCTGTCGAATCAAGCATATAGATACTACCATTTGATACCCAAATATCCTTCCATGCATTTGTAGCTGAACCTAAACTGAACGAAGATGTTACTGAGCCTGACGTTGCTGGAAGTATTGACCCTGACATTAGCAGTGAACCGGAAATTGTAACACTGCCGGCTGCTGCTACTAGTAGGTTGTGTCGTGTGTTTCCGGTGGTGTCACCATCCCCAACAATAAATGCACCTAGAGTAGAAATAGGTTTATTCGACATACCTACTACAGATTGGTACCAACCTAATGCTTGAGTAAGATTTCCAGCAGTATGTGAGTATTCTCCTATGGTTCTAGAACTAACACCTTCTGCATGCGAAGCGTTGCCTAAAGGGACATCTGCTGCAGTAGGTTGGGCATTTCCGTAAACACCTATAAGTACTCTATTGAAATTTGAAAATGTAGTAACTGCGTTATCAACTAGCGTTATTTGAGTTAATGATGATGTAAATGCCGATGATGATACTTCGTATAGGTATGTATTTGATGAGTTGTTAACAGTATCAATATCACCACTATTATCAAAAATCAACACAAAACTACCGCCGTAGAAATTTGCTGTTTGATCACCATATATTGGCTCTAACTCAATAACCCCAGCTGTTATATCGGTATTCATTCGATATCCGTTGTACCCGGCGACTGAGCTTTCACCTTCTGCGTGAGAGTAGTTACCGTATACATTACTTTGGCCTTCCGCGTGAGAGTATTCGCCGTATGCAGTACTAGCACCTTCTGCGTGTGAGTAGTTACCATATGCGGTACCAGCACCTTCGGCGTGTGAACTAACTCCGTATGCGCCGGTGTTTTTGCCTTCTGCGTGAGAGTATGCACCCTGTGCTGTTGTAGCATCACCCTGTGCATGAGCTGCGTAGCCTCCCCATGCCCGATCACCACCGTTGCCGAAGTTGCTAATACTACCAATGCTAGCTGTACTAGTAAGAAAACTGGTATCAGTTACATGCACAATTGTATTTGCTCCGTTGAATGAACATGATGTGACTATTAAATTAGCGTATTCATAGTTGTTGTCATATTGTGAATCATCTACACCTATTATATATCCAGCATCAAATAGCCCAGAGGTTGATAAGTCTCCATACGATGAAGAAATTGTGAATACACCGGATGCTGTCATTTCGGCGTAATAGCCGGAAGCATTACCGGTGGTTGTACTTACACCTTCTGCGTGTGAGTAGTTACCATATGCGGTACCAGCACCTTCGGCGTGTGATCCGAGTCCGGTAGCTGTTGTATTAATACCTTCTGCGTGGGATGCATATCCAGCTGCTGTTGATTCCATGCCTTCGGCGTGAGAATAGATTCCGTTGGCTGTAGTTGTTCGTCCTTCAGCATGTGAATAACTTCCGCTAGATATCGTTAAGTAGCCTTCTGCATGTGATCCATCACCCTTTGCTTGAGTA